CACAAGGCTCACCACTTAGTCAAGCCATGAACAACATACGGCGAAATTGACGGAACATTCAATACGATGAAGGTTATGGGATGCGTATGGACCTGACGAAGATGGACCCTATGGCTCGCAAAATGCGCTCACACGTTGATGCGTTTTTCAAAGCAATCGAAGACAACGACAGTGTGTCGGCGAGTTCTCACATCAATGAAGTGAGCAAATACGCTGAATACCTTTCAGAAGATGTATCGAAGGCGATTATGAAGTCCGATACACCACAATCACGTGGTATCAACGACATCTATGCAGGTGGAGTGCCAGTCCGTAAGTTCAATAGCGTTCAGTCAGTTCACGAATCAACAACACAAGTCTTGCCCGGTACAATCCGAACAAGTCGACGTGGACCTATCATGCAACGTCGAAACAACAGGAACCTTTGAGGTGATTGAATGAGCGAAGAAGTCGTAAAAGAGGGAACGGCTGAGAAACTCATGGGTGCTTTGATTACAAAAATGGAAAGCATGGACAACAGTCTTAGCATCCTCAAAGCAGAAAACAGTGCACTCAAGCAAATCGTCGCTGACCCTGCTATGCTCTTGAAGCGTGCAGGCTTTATCCGAAGCGGTTCTAACAGCGCACCAATGGACGTCATGCCGGATTTGTTTCGTGGTGACGCTACATATGATATTCTCAAAGATGAATCAGCCAGTGGTATTCCAATCCCTGAGAACAATCAAGAGTTCCATGCGATGGACTGGTCTGACATTCATCGCCTTGCCGAAGAAGCAAAAGGCACTGGTAACATAGGAAACAACATCGGAATGGAGTGATAGCATGCGACCACGATACGAACCACGAAGCCCAAAGGTCGACCAACTTTTGAAGGCAGCCAAAGAACTTGAAAGCCGAATGATTGCGAAAGAGCAAGGTATCACGTTCGACCAAAAGGAAGGAACAGCCCTTGGTGATGTTCAATTCCACGTACAAGTCGGTGGCGAGACTGGTGTCCAAAACCAATACTACTCAACCAACCAACGTCTGATTGACGTTGAAGATGTCACAAACAAGGGTGCTATCTCAGAAAAGAGCGACGTCCTTGACAAGAACCCACACTACCCAACAGCACTTTCAACGCTCGCAGGGCACTTTGTGGACGGCGGCGGAGAAGCGCAATCGCTCAAGAAAGCGTTGGAAGCACGCATGAACCGCCAATGAATGGCGGTGATTAAGTGACGATTCCGAATCCCAGTGGTGGAGAGGAACAAGAAGGGGCTGACCCATCGTTTCAGTCTCCCTTTCCATTAGCGCAACAGCCTGACCCTACTTTTGAAGACGTTGCATCTCTCGGTGTTCTTGACCCGTCAACAGATATGCGGGTATCGGAGGGTATGGATAGAGCACCCAAAACGATGCCTGAATCGTTTGAAGGCGGTGCTCCCTTTGCTGAGCGCATTAAGTCACACGACAGTATCGTGCACATGGGTTCGCAGTGGCTTCATCAACAGATACGACCACCAAGCCGAGAACATCAGGGTACAGAAACCGAGCACTTTTTTGAAGACCATTATCACAGTCCTGATTTCAATCCCCTTTGGGGTAACCATGACGAATACGACGACGAATCGCATCCTGAGTTCAGCAACGTCTTGGAGCGTTATTTTCTTGATAATGTTCTTGACCCTAAGGTCGAAAGTGTAGCACAAGAGCATGACAGAAAAGAGGAGGCTCACTATCGACATCACGGAGATACTGCACTGTACTCACCTGCCATGTACGGTAAGGAACGGGTGTCTAATCATACAATATACGAAATGAACTTTGAAAATTGGCAAGCAAGCCCTGCGGGTTTGAAAGCATTTCAAGAAGAACTGTTACTTGGTCGTGAAGGTGCTGATTTTGACGAAGCCATGCGAAGACGGCACATGTCGGATGCTAAAGATACATGGAAAGATTTTGACACAAAGGGCGAAGGAACGGACCGCACTGTCGGGCTTGGTGAACTGGATTACTACTTTGGATTAGAATGGCTCAGTCCCAAAGACAAGATTGCATTCTATGAACATATGATGGAACACGGTTCGATGAACAAGGACAACGCATCTGTTTTCTTACCTGACTTGGGTATGGAAGTACCCATGGGTCGTTTCGTAGCAAACTTTCATCAGCGCTATGCTCCAGTTCACGCACACCACACACGTGACGTGGATGCCACAGGCGAACCCGGACTTGGTCGTCTTTACACTCCTCCACAGGACGACATCAATCCCGCTGAGATGTACAAAGACCTTGAGGGTACAGAACTATTTCAGCGACTGAAAGACTTTTACCAAGGGATTACTGGCGAGAAGTTGAAGTATTTGGCGAAGGTCGAGAAAGGTCGTCTCGTACCAAGCGATGCAAAAACAATCACCCCCAACGATTTGTTTGCTATGGCGAACATGGGTCGTGCAGGTCAGAAACTTATGCGGTACGATGACCCATACTATTCACTCAACCGAGGTGACCCTCGTACGATTGCCTTGCTTGATTCGTTGGAGGGCATCGACGAACTTGTCAAAGACTTCGTAGGTTTTCACAGGGATGCTACAAAAATGAAAGGTAATGGTCGTCGATTGCGAAACGCTATTCAGTTTTTCACACAGCCGTTTCTTGCTACCGAAGGTGAGAACGCACATCCTGAGTCGTACATAGGCGGTAAGCAAGAATCGCTCAGCCATCACTTCTCCACACCGTTCTTGGGAAGAGGCGGACTTGGTAAGACGCACGCAACTCGTCTAAACACCATGCATGCAGCGCATCGCTTTTCGCCCGAAGAGGGAGACGCTATGTCGTTTTTGACGACTGGTGAGCGTTCACGTGTGGGCGGTGACATAGTTGGAGTAGGTGACGCAGGCGCGTTTCGCCCCGAACTGATTGGCCTTGCCGATGCTGTTGAAAACGTGATGGCACCGTTCGGTCCGCCTGAATCGGAACTGGAAGCGGTCAAGCGTTATCGTAAAACCGAGAAGGGGCTGTATGAAGCCAAGCAGGTTGCTGAAATCAGCCCCAGCACGGGTCTGACTGCTCAGTTGAATCCGCATAACATTCAGCGCACTGGCGTCAGTTTACTGTCGGGTGCCAAGGTCAACAGTACACGACACGACACGACGACCTCTCCAAAGTATTACAATCAACTGATGGAATCCAAGCACGGTGCTACGGAACAAGGCATGCGTGGCGCTATGCGTAATGCTGTTGCTGATGGGTATGGGTACGAAAACACCATAGGTTCACGCAACGCATTCGGACCGAAGTCGACTGAAACAGGAGTGATGCGCCGTGACCAAGACTCCGCTATGCATCACCATCAGTTGTCCGGAATGATTGGTGCAATACACCCACCTGCCAACCCTTCGTTCCAAGAGGATGTTCATCATCCTCACAGCATACACCCTGATACAGAGATGGCTGCGGACCGTGACGAACTCGGAATGTTGCAGGGAATTACGCAAGACAATTATGATAACGATTTGAAACAACTTCAATCGCTGCGCGAGAACGCACACGAGAAGCGCATGCTTCTTGGCAATCTGAAAAACAACCCACCAAAACCACCCGCTGTTCTTGGTATGAATGACGAATCGATGGCGTGGTTTTTAGCCTCGCAAGAGCATGAAAACAAAATTAAGGACGCTGAACGAGATGCAATGTTGGCTGAGGGTAAGGTCAATGCACACGTAAATACGTTTAGACCAAGAATGTTGGAATACAGCCAAGCCGAGGACGAACTCAACACACTCATTGAACAGCAAGCGCGTGGTATGCCTGTATCAGAAGACGAAATCGACGAAGCGCACGAGCGCTTGGAGGCCATTGAACGAGAACATTATTCTTCCGTCAAGGGAAGACATCAGAAATACTTGAGTGATAAGGGAAGGACACTACAAGGCAAAGTACGAAGTCACATCAATGCAATCGAGAACGTAGCCAAACAAGTGCTTGCTGAGGCTGAGCAACAGGGTTTTGATTTGTTTTCTATGGCACCGCCTGACACCGTCATGGCGTGGGCCATGAAGACAGCAAACGACATTCTTGCTACTCAAGACCAAGATTTTCACGGACAAGAAGCATTGTCAGCGGGAACGATTCGTGAAAAAACGCATGTAAGGCATGACGCTGTACAAGACCAAGTCAAAGCCTTCATGGACACAGATGATGCTCACGAAATCGGACCAAACGAAAACGTGGACAAAGCCACAGCCCGTGTGTTTGGCGAAGAAGCATCACCCTATCAGCGAAGGATGATTCAACAAATCGTAACTCAGGCCAGTAAGCAAGGTACGCCTGTACGAATTGCTACGGTGCAAGACCTCATAGCAAGTTTACCCATGGGAGTTTCAGATACATTAGTTGATGACTTTCACGGACTTCTTGACTATCCTCACGACAGGGAAGGTAACTTTGAGTTGGGAACTGTCCGAGCACATCCTGATAGAAAGAGGAGAGGGGCTAACAGCCTAAAGACCAACCCCACAATGGTCGCAGCATCGGCAGTATCACGGATGCTTGAAACGTTGTCGGACCGAGGTTTGGAAATTCAAATACCGAACCAAAAGGATAAACGTCAATTAGATGCACACTATACTGGCAAAAATGTTAGTCATAGATTAACAGGCAAACCACTCATAGACGAAAAGAAAATGCACAAATTAACCAACTTACTTCATGGAATTGTGGTTGATGACGGCTCAGTTGAGTACGACCCAACGCACGAAGCCTCCAAAGAAAGGCTTGCACTCACGTCAAAGCCGATTGGTCGTGCCTCACATCCTGACACAGAAACATCCATCATGTCCATTTACAACTCAGACGGACTGCGTTCTCACAAAGGGCACATGCACGAAGTTCCATTCCGCATGGATATAAGAGACGGTCGTATGCAGTTTCGACCACAGACGCCAAAGAAAATGCGATTGGCTACGCCTATGGGAGGTTCAGTGAGAAGAGTCTTGCCTCAACAACATCTTGGTCACTTTGGTGCACACAACGATGACCGTTCAGTTGAGCGACAACCAAACGCTACGCGTTCAAACCAAGCCCAAACGACTTTGAGTGATAACCTGCTGGACATATCGACGAAGATGGACGGACCTGCATTGCTGGCTTCGCTGACCAACCCTGATTATATCCGCAAGGATATGCCTGAGGGCTTGCCGTCACTGCAACCGATGCACCGTATCTTTGATGTCGACGACCTTGAACACCTGCGTGGGTTCACAGGCGACTGGGTTGTCAGCGATTATCCTGAGGGCGAGCGAATGTTCGTTACAAAAAAGGATGACGACGTCGAAAGTAAGGGTTCACTTACAGATGAAGAGAAGAAAGCGTTCAAGCAGGTATCTGACAAGGATTTTTTGGTTGACGTTATACGACGTGAGAGTGGATTGTACATCTTTGAGGTCATTGAGTTTGATGGCAAGGAGGTTCATGATATGCCGATTCAAGACCGCATCAAGTTGTTGCGTGGTGCGTTGCAAAGCGTTGAGGGTGTCGAAGCCCCAAGTGCATCCGATACCAAGTTGACCGACGATGTCGGACTGGCTGACGCCATCAAGAACATCGAGAGCGACCGTATCTTGTTGCGTGATGCAAAGTCCACGTACATGAAAGGCGAAGCACGTCATCCCAAGTGGGTCATGTATCAGAAAGGCAACGATGTTACACTCATGGTGCTTGAGCGAAGAGGCGAATCGCCGTACACGTATCGACTTGGTACAGGTCCAATCATTCATGGAGAGGACTTGGGTGACCGTGCAGTCAAGATTGAGGATGACATTTACATGGACATTGGTGCATCGTTCAATGCTCCTGAAAAGTATGAGGTCGGTGACTTCGTCAAGGTCAATGTCACGAGCGTAACAGAAGGTGAAGCATCTGAGAATCAAAAGGTGTACACTGTTCACGCACCACGCATCGAAGGTGAGGCTGAGGGCGAACCATTGGTCAGTACAGAAAGCCTTGCTATGTTAGCAAAAGCCGACATGACTCAAAGTCCACTCAACATCTATAGAAGTGACCGTCACATTCGTGTATCGTTTGAAGCAGGTGATGTTCTGTACAAGGCGACCACACGTGGTCAGTATTGGACTGTACACACACCCGTAGCCGACAATGACTATCTGATTCGTTTGTCTGAAAGCCAACGACCGTTTTGGTCACCCGTTGCTGGCGTCATGCTCAAGGGTGACTTTTCTATAGAAGAACGAGAGGACAAGGCTGAGGTTCACGAAAGTAAGGGTGACGCTAAGCCTCTCATCCCACCTAAGAAAATTCATGGCACTGGGACGTGGGACAAAGAGAAGAACAAGGTTATGAAGAAGGGTGTCGAACTTCTTGAGCGACTGTTGGCGAAAAGCGGTGTAGGTCAAGTGGGTACGAGTATGTCAGGACCCAAAGGACTCGGTATAGACTACGGCACGCCCATACAATCACCAACAGGTCCGACCAACCCCGACGATGCGAAAACCATGCCTGACTACGATGTGCGTGATATTGAACGTGACAGGAAAGATAAAGAGGAAGAATCGAAAGACGTCGAGGAAGTTGATAGTAAGTTAGAACTTACAGAAGATAAGGCTGTTTACCATATCTGATTATATAGAATGACGGATGTAACAACTACAATGGTCATGGTATCGCCACTACAATCCGCCCGGTTTGAAGGCGGTGGCACCATATCGCTCCTCAAGAGCGACAATGGCCTTGTTATTGCAGGTTATGCAAGCGTCGAAATGGTCGACAAGCAAGGTGACCTCATCACTACAGGTGCACTCAAGGGTGCATTTGACAACTTCATGAAAGCGGACGGATTCCGCAACGTACAACTCGCACACTCCAACATCCAAGTTGGAAGTGTTATACCACAATACACCGACAGTAGCGGTCGATTGTGGAAGTCCGGTGTCGATGACGCTGGACTCTTCGTTGTCATCGAAGTACGCGATGACATCGAAAAGGCTCGTGAAGTAGCCAATGAGATTCGCAAAGGCGCCCTTAGGGGTTTCAGTATCGGTGGACAAGCATTCAAGCGAATGCGAAAAGCCGATTCGGAACACGGTGATTACACCGAGATTTCCAAACTGGAACTTCACGAGGTAACGATTTGTGAAAAAGGTATAAACCCGGAGGCGACATTCCGTATATTGAAGGAGGACACAACAATGACTGAAAGTACAGACATGAACACAATGAGCGAACTGTCGTCCGTCTTGGACCGCATCAACACCCGCCTCGACGTAATGGAGAAAGGTGAAATGCCCGAAGGCTTGAAAGAGCACATGAAGGGTAAGGACAAGGACGACAAGGATGAAGACAAAGGCAAAGAAATGGCTGATGAAGACAAAGACGAAAAGATGTACGGCGCCGAACACAAAGGCGAGATGGAGAAATCCGAGTACTCTGACGTTATCACCCAAGACTACCTACACTGGATGGAAAACACCCTAAAGTCGGGTGGCGTCGATATTAACGGCGCTCGTGCACACTTTGATGCACTTGAGAAGGCACAACTTGGTGGCTTCGACAACCCATCTTCTGTTGACGGTGCTGACTACTTTGCAGGCCAAGTTAAAGGCCGAGCACAAGAAGGTGGCAACCCATCCACTGGCGCAATTGGCAAACTCAACAGCGGCTCTAAGGCTGATGTTGCAAAGGGCTACTTGTCTCCTGAGGACCTCTCCCCTGCTGACCTTGAGCAAGCATACGCTGCTTACAAGGCTGCTTCCATTG